AATACGCGATCCCGACGATTTTCGGGCGGCCTTCGCCCGTTGCTTCAATCAGTGTGAATTCACTCATGTTTCCTCAATGGTTTGTGTTTCTTCCTCGCCGGACTCTTCCGGTTCTGAGGTGTTGTTTTGTTCTTTCGCGGTTTCTCCCGGAATCGGAATCCCCAGAGATTTCATCAGCTTGATCTCCTTCGCCCTCTGCTGCAGGACCCCGAGATAATCCCTGCCGTCCTTGGCGCACTCGGCCGCCAAGGTCGTGGTGAGATTCGCGAGGCGGCGTTCCTGCGCCGTGGCCTCCTTGTTCGGGTCGACATGCGGGAAGCCATCCCAGAACCATGTGTGGTTTTCCTCAGTCGGAACAAGATTCTCGGTCAGGAGATACTCCCGGAACCATGCCTCGAAGATTCTGTTCAAGACTTCCGTCTCCCAGAATGACCTATCGACCAGAATGGACTTGTGGTAGATCTGGTTGTCGAGGCGGCCTGAGGCGTAGTTGTGTCCGCTGTAGTCGCCGGCAAGTGTGCCATAGGTCGTGACGGCGCATCTGGCGATCTCGCTCAGGATGATTTTCACAAATTCCGCGTGGTTTGCGGCAGGTTGCTTCGGGTCGAGCTGATCCATCTTCCAGCCCGAAGGCACGGTGAGCATCATATTACGTTCGAGCGGGATGGTGTCCATCGGTTCGACTTCATCCGCCTCACCATTCGGCGGAGCATCCGTGTAGAGGATAGCGGCGAAGTCGGCAGCCGCTTCTGCTGCGCTCAGGACAGCGAGGTTGTATCGCCGCAATTGAGCGAACAGCGGGAGAGCCGAGGTCAGTTCCGGCACACCGCGATGGAGTCCGGGCCTGTCCTGCCGGAAGATGTGGATCATCCACTCGGCGGGAACTTCGACAGCCTCATCGCCCGTGGAGAACCGGCTGTCGCCCGGATGGTATTTCAGCACGCGGTACGAGGTCGGATTTCCCCACTCGTCGAACGTGATGCCGTCCACGGACTGACCGTCGTCCAGGAGTCTGATGCCGCCTGACACGCGGTCGGCCTCGATCAGCATGAGGTCAAGCTTCACGGGACTGCGGACTTTCGGATTTGTCGCCAGCACGGCGAACGCTTCTCCGTCCTGGCATCGCGCCATTCGCATGGTGCGGAGCTTTGGGGCAAGCCTGACCGCTTCCGCCCACCTCATGAACGCCCTCTCAACCTCATCGTTGAACGTTTCGTCCGCAGAGAGCATCTGCAGCCTCGGCCCCGTGCCGATGGTATCGTTCGCGAGCATTTGGACGAGCCCGCGAGCATAACTGTTGTTCGCCACCTCGTATCGCGACCGCATCCGCAGTGTTCTGCGAACCTCCGGCGAAGCTTCCATGTCGGCGGAGAGCTGGTCTGCATACGCCCAGTGCTTCGAATTGTCCCGCGTGGTCTGGGCCGCATCGAACCTCGCACGGACGGGTCTGCGGAAATGCTGTTCGGGAGGCTTCGAGGTTCGGAACATGTTCTTTAATACGTTCAGCATCACACGGCTCCCGAATGCGTCATCTTGGAAAACTTCAGCCCGCTTCCCCTGCGCTTTACGGCATCCTTCGAGGCGAGGTATTTGTCGGCGGCGATCTGCTCGGTCAGAGTGTGTTGCTCGACTCGCTGTCCGTCAACCTCGGCGGATTTCGGTCCGGTCGCGTTTTTCACGATGGTTTCTGTTACTTTTTCATGTTCGGTCATGATTGGTCTCCTGTTTCAGGTTTAGCATCACGTGATGCTAAACTCTCCTCAACGGCCTGAATCCGATGCCCGATCCACGCCATCACGTTCACACACATGCTGTTCCCGCAGCTTTTGTACCTCGGAGCATCCGGGCATTCCTCTTCCGGCTTGCCCTTCCACGCGATGCGGGTGTGATTGTCTGGGAAGCCCATCAGACGCTCGCATTCGACCGGGAGGAGCTTGCGGACGGTCGACCGCCATCCAACTCCGGGCACTGATGCGGAAGTGATGGTGTTCATTGGAGCCCCATCCTCGCCCACACCGACACCTTGGCGGTTCTGTTCATCTTTCTTATTTGGATCGCGCGTCGCGTTCCTTAAATCAAGAGGAACACATTCTGCCGAATCAACGACGACCATTTCCGTGTTCGGACCGTTGGCTGTCACGGTTTTTCCTGTGTCCGCCTCAGTCACATACAGACCGCCGTTCGGCCGGTCTTTCCGTGTGCCGTTCGCATCGCAAAACGTAACGTTGTATGCGACAGCCGGAAGAGCGCCACTCCTAAGCGTTGGGAAGGTATCACCCCAGAACCCCTGCAACTCCCCTCCGGCATCATTCTTGATGAAACCGACAGGAGCATCCACTGGCGGTTCCGCCTGAACATCGTCCATTACGAGCGGCGTCTGATTGCCGCCCGTTCCCCAACGGCTCATCACAGTCGGGGAAACCGGAACTTCCTTCAGCCTTGCATCGGTCGGGTTGTTCTCGAAGCAGACTGCTCCAGGACCTTTGGCGGTCAGCGTGGGCTGAACATCTTCCGCAAGGCTCATGCCGTATTTGGCATTCTGCCCTTGATTGAAAGCATCGCGTCCAATCCCGACGGCCTTGCCGCCCTTGTAGTCCGTAGCAATCAAAGTCGGAGCAAGTTCAGTTTCCTGCACATCGGCCTGTCTTACATCAATACACTCAACGGCAGGCTCAATCACGCATTGGAGCCTCCCCTTGTCCGGCATCAGCTGATTATTGCTCGTCCCGGTCAGCGTTCCGGCCTGATTGCTTCCGTCCCACCACTGCGCGTCCTCCGCCAGAGTAACGATGGTCTGGTCGTTTCCGGTTGCAAGCGTGTGACTTATATCGTCTCCAATTAAAGCTCCTTTCCCTCCGGGCGGGCGGCCTGCGCGCATGCGGATTGACTTTGTCGAATCAAAGCCTCCTTCAGCACCGGCGGCAATGGTTTGCCCCTTCGTTCGGCGCGGCGGAGTATCCCCTCCGCACATCTCGCCGTCAAATAGTACCGTTGCGGGATAGAGCCACGAACCAAGATATCCGATAACGAAGATACGTCTCCTTCGCTGCGGAATTGCCCTTGGAAATTCGGGAACTCTGGTGTACTGAGCGTCAAGAATTCTCCAAGCCAGGCCGAAACATCCGGGAGCGGGGACGACAACACCGCTTTTGCGCCATCCACCTTCGGGGACATCAATTTCCCACCCGCACAGAAGCGATAGGAAGCTGGCAAAATCTTTTCCGGCCCCACTGGACAGGACACCAGGAACGTTTTCCCAGACAGTCCATCGTACCCCTGAGCGGTAAGCCAGGCGGACAAACTCAAGCGCGAGGTTGCCGCGGGGGTCGGCAAGGCCTCTTCGAAGCCCGGCAATAGAGTAGCTCTGGCAGGGAGTTCCGCCGACGAGCAGGTCAATTGGTTCATTGTAATCCTCCATTGTGATTCGTGTGAAGTCCCCCAAATTCGGGATTGTTCCTCCTTCGGGAAGCTCGGATATCTGCTTCTGCCAGGACTCCCTCTGCTTCCGGTCTTTCTCGCTCTCCGCATCTTCCGGCAGAAGCGGGCGCTTCGGGCGTGTCGCGCCGAATCTCTGTTGCAGGACGGCGGCGGGGAACGGTTCCGTCTCCGCAAAGAAAACGGCACGCCATCCGAGCGGTTCCCACGCGAGCGTTGCGGCCTCGACGCCGCTGCAAATGCTTCCGTAATTCATCCGCGCTCCTTTCGCTGTGAAATCATTTTCTCGCTGCCTTATATCTTTGCTTTTTTCCGAAAAAAGCGTCGCGAAAATCGAGGCCTTCCATTTTTTTTCTCGTTTTTTCTGTCAGCGAATTCAAACTCGCCTTATGGCTGCTTTCTAAGGTCGGAAAGTTTCAGCTTCTTCCTCGGTTCCGCAGTCGTGATATGCGTTCCCTTGCGTTCGGACAGCTTTATGCGGCCATTCTTCTTCACCGTCACGGCTCCGAACTCCGGCAGACTGCACCCGAGCATAGACCCACAGACTGCGCATCCTGCGAGGCAGTCCAGCCAGTGGTTGTCGTGGTGTTCCGGCTTCAACTTCCATTCATCAACGGTCCGGCCGCGACCGGAGGTCTTGACCCGGTACTCAGCAGTCAGGTGTTCAGCCAGGAGCTGGTGAACGCCGGGAATACGACCGTAGAGCGTGAGCGAACCCTTGTCGCCAATAGCTACGGCGAGGCGAGCATGAACAAAACTCTTCCAGAAGTTTGAGTCATAGATGACGTGCCGGACAGCACGTTTCTTCGCCACGCTCGGCATCATCCAGTTGAAGCCGAGGCGGTCGCCCGGCTGCTTACGGTATTCCGTCATCGGCTTCGAGCTCGCGCCAACGTAGCGCCCGTGGCTCGGAAGCACGACTCCAGCGAACCTACTCGTCCGGCAGAACGAATAGACGATATCAGTCGACTGGCCCCAGTTGGCGTCGATCAATGCCCGTTCGATCTTCAGCACGGCTCCG